GTTGCTGAACAATTACAAGCAGGTTCATTTGTTGACATTTTACGGAACAGTTCAATTATCAATCAACTAGGGGTAACTACCTTAACTGGTTTAGTTGGTAATGTTACTATTCCTCGCCAAACTGGTGCAACAACTACTTATTGGGTTGGTGAAGGTGACGGACCTACTCAATCTGGTATTACTGTTGAATTGATGAGCTTAACTCCTAAACAAATCGGCGCACAGAGTCGTATTACTCGACTTGCAATGCAACAAACGACACCTGATATTGAAACACTTGTTAGACAAGATTTAGCAATACAGGTTGGTTTAGGAATTGATTTAGCTGCAATCAATGGTAGTGGCGTTAGTGGTGAGCCGCAAGGTTTATTACAAGCACCTGGTACTAAAACTGTTACTCTTACATCTAACACATTTGCTAACTTTGATAAGTTAGTAGATATGGAGAATGAAATTGAAATCCTTAATGCTTTAACTGGTAGTTTGTACTATGTAACAAACCCAAGAGTAGTTGCATTCTTGAAAAAATTGAAGACTACTGGAAGTAGTAACGAACCTTTATGGACTGCTAATCAGCTAAATACTACTGGTGCAGTGCCGATGACATTAAACGGTTATCCAGTAGCAAGAAGCAACCAAATCCCAAATGCTTTTGGTGGTACTAATAATCGTAACGTTATTATCTTTGGTAACTTTAACGATTTAATAATGGCAATGTGGGGTGGATTAGAAATCTTACCTAACCCATACGGTTCTGGTTATTCAGCAGGTAGTGTTGATTTACGATTACTACAAACGTGTGATGTTGCCATTCGTAGAGGGCAATCGTTCTCAAAAATTATTGATTTAGCAGTTTAGGAGGACAAATGACTATTAATGTTTTAGGAACTCGTACTTCCTTACTTACAAATACTGCTGGTACTGCAACGGTAGCAATAGCACCACAAGGTAACAGCAATACCGCAATTGAAGGCGGTGCATTAGATTTAACTGACTTTGAAGGTGACATTGTATTTATCGTTGCCAGTAGTTCTGCTGGTGCAGGTAATACTGTTACTTTTACAGTACAAGACAGTGCTGATGGGTCTACATTTGCAGGTCTAACTACTGCTCTAACTGCTGTAAGTGCTGCTGCAACCGCTTTGTATACAACACTTGTAGTAAACTCTAACAACATTAGGCGTTATGTTCGCATTACTGCTGTTACTTCTTCTGGTAGTACAGGTCATTGTGCTGCGGTTGCTTTTGGATCTAAAAAGTATGGTGGTTAAATGTTATTTGACGAGGATGCCAGTGTATTTTTAGCAGATTTTGGTGTAAGTGTTACTGATGGCACTACAACAAGCACTGGTATCCTTGACCTTCCAGGTGACATTTATACTACTAGAGAATTTGGAAATTATACTGAAGGTTTCCAAGTGCTGTCAACTGATTATGTATTAACTGTCAAAACATCTGATTTTGGCACAAAAAAATACGATGATACGTTGACAGTAGATAATGTCAATTATAAGGTTAGAAATACTTTAACAATTGACAGTGGGTTGTTTACATTAATTACTCTTAGTAAATCATAATGACAACAAAACGTGAACAGATATTAGCCAGAATTGCTACAAACTTAGTAAATACAAGTGGCGTTAGTAATCGGATTTATCGTTCACGGGTTGAAGCATTAGCTAGAGCGGAGACACCAGCTTTAGTTGTTGAATACATAAAAGATGAAGCTGATATGAAAGGGTCTTTACCCTATTTGGATTGGCTTTTGATTGTACGTTTAACAGTGGTTACTAGAGGTAATATACCTGATCAATTAGCTGACCCAACTATAGAATCTATACATAGTAAATTGCTGGCTGATATTACGTTAAATGGTTTAGCATTTGACATAATACCCGTTAGGGTTGAATTTGATGTATTAGACACTGATCTGCCAACTGGAATTTCAATGTTATTCTATAGAGTAAAGTACAGAACTTCATTAAATTCAATGTAGAGGTTTTATGGCTGAAATAGTTAGTAAAATTGTAGATGGTGGTTCTTATGTTGATAATCAAGATGGCACTTATACGCTTGTAGAAGGGAGCCGTACCTTAGATAAAGAGCCAGTTGTCGAAGAAACTGTAAAAACAACTAAAAAAAAATCGGAGGTAACTGATGCCCCTTCTAACTAGAAAACAAGCAATACTTGTAAAACAAGAAGCTGTTTATGGAACTGATATTGTTCCTACTGGTGCAGCTAACTATCATCAAGTTTCTAATTTATCAGTAACACCGTTACAAGCGCAAACAGTTGAAAGGAATCTGATTAGACCTTATTTAGGTAACTATGAAACTTTATTGTATTCAAAAAGTGTTCAAGTTACTTTTGATATTGAAATCTCAGGTAGTGGTGCAGTAGCTACTGAAGTAAAATATGGTGATTTGTTAAAAGCTTGTGGATTTGCTTCTACCGCAGCAGGCAACCCTGTTACTTCTTATACTTATACGCCAATTTCAGGTTCTTTTACGAGTGTTACTATCTATGCTTATGTTGACGGTGCAATTCATCGTATAACTGGAGCAAGAGGTACAGTTGACCTAAACTTTACTGTTGGTCAAATTCCAATGTTTAGTTTTACTATGACTGGCAAGTATAACACACCAACTGATGAAGCATTACCTGCTGTTACCAGTAGCGCACAGGCTGATCCATTAGTTGTAAATAATGCAAACACGCCAGTTTTTGATTTTTTTGGTCAATCACAAAATGTACTAAAAATGCAATCACTAACATTGCAGTTAGGAGGCGATGTACAAGTAAGGGATTTAGTAGGTACTAATTATATTCAATTCCTTGACCGAAGGACTACAGGTACTACTGTATTTGAGTGTATTTTACCTGAAACATTTAATTTCTTTACTAAAACTGTTGGCGACATTACTGGTACATATAGTCAAACAACGACTACGGTTACTGTTACAGCTAGAGGGCATGGTCTTACCACAAATGACGTAGTGTATGTAGTCATTGATTCTGGAAATGCTGTTTCAGGTAGTTATACTGTGACTGTGACCAATGCTAATGTATTTACATATACAGCACCAAGTAGCGCAACTAACAGTGGTACTGTTGTGTTACCACGAGCAACAACTGGAGGTGAACTTTCATTCCAACATGGTGTTGCTGCTGGAAATCGTATTAAAATACAAAAAGTAAGTAGTCATGCTACTCATGTAGATTTAACGGACGGACCTACTTTGTCAGATGACAATGGTATTGTTATGTTAAACTGCAACTTTGCATTAGTTCCAAGTGCTGCTGGTAATGATGAGTTCCAAATTGTATTTGACTAAATATTATGTTTAAAATTAAACAATCTAAGACGTTTGTATGGCCTGTTAAAATTACAGTGCCTATTGATGGCGGTAAATTTTCTACTTCTACTTTTGATGTAGAATTTGACCGTATTTCACAATCTGAAGTAGAAAAGTTGGCAACTTCCATACAAAATGAAGAGCAAACTGCAATTCAAATTGTAAAGAACATTGTATTAGGATGGCCTGATGGTTCTGTTACAGATGGTACTGATAATATTCCATTTAGTGATAGTGCATTAGACGAACTATTAGATGTACCAGGTGTAGCGAGTGCTATTATTACTTCGTTCTTAGAAGCTTATAACGGGCAAGCAGCAAAACGAAAAAACTAGAAGGAGCGGCTCGTCAGTGGGTCGCTCCAACTGTTATTGACGATACTGCAAGGGACTTGGCTATTCTAGCACCAGACTTAGAATATCAAGTCCCTGCACCTGTTGTGTATGAGTTATGGGAAGATAATGTAGACACTTGGTTATTTTTTTGTAAAATACAAACGCAGTGGCGATATTCAATGGCAGGTATAACAGGTCTTGATTACAATGTTATACTGTCATTAGCTGATTTATATGAAGTAGAAGATAAGAAACAATTATTAATAGAATTGCAATGGATTGAATCTACAGTTTTAACTGTTATATCGGAGCAATCGAGTGGCAATAAATCTAAAGACACAAGTAGCAATAGACGTTGAACTTAACACTCAGTTCAAAGAAGCACAAGATTTTAAACTTGTAACAACTGCTGCTGTTGCTTT